GCGTCTGAGATAGCATTGATGAGAAACATTTGCATGCCAGGAGAACAAGACCCAGTGCACTTTGTAGATGGTTTTAGTAGTGACCCAGCCACATTAGCAACTCCATTAATGCGTTTGAGCCCACAATGGTCAACAGCAAACGGAGAACCTTATATGGGTTACCTTTTTAAAAATCCAGGATGCACATATATTTCTTTGTATGCAAATAGCGCAGCATTAAATTATAAGTACTTCTTTTATGGCTGTGGTCAAAACAGTGCAACAGATTTAATACCAACAAGCCCTGGAGTTTCATGGGCAATGTTCGTTCAAGCTAATGAAGCAGCATGGTTGAATACACCTTACACAAGACCTTCAACAGATTCTCAATTTAAACCACATGGAGATTACCAACTATCGTGGGTAGGCCACAGAGGAGACACAGGCGGAAACTATGTTTGGATAGAAACAGGCAGTGTGATTAACTTTGCTATTACAAACAAAACAGGATCAACAGCTAATGTCTCAGTTCAATTGTGGTACTCATATGAAGGAAAAGAAGAATTCATCGAAGAATTTGCAGCAGCAAATGTCTTGAATAATGCAACAGCAAATGTTGGAGCAACACCATTAACAACAACTTCAGGGTATTATGCATTTGCTTTCAAAGGAAGTGTAGATGGAAATTATACATTTAGTAATTCATACTATTCAGGATCAGGACCAGTTTATGGACATATGTGTATGAGCGGATATTGTGAAAATGCTACTAATCTCCCTTCTGTTCGGACTATTGGAACTAGCATTAGATTTTGTAACACCGCTTCATTCACAAACAATCAAGGTAGCATAGTAGCGAGACAAATGGAACCAGGAAAAATGTGGTATGATTACAAAGACCCAGATGAACTTGCAAATATGAACAAAACTTACGATGAACCAATCAAAAGAGGATACTTTGGTTATGTTAGATGTGTTAGGAAAATAGACTTAGACTATCAAGACATCATGGAAGTCGAAAATGGAGACTTCAGAGGACCAAAACAATGCCTTAAAGACATGGGACCTTTTATAGCTTTCATCATTTCAATTGAAGACCCAACTAACAGAAGTGGTTTCATAGAAATTAAAGGTTCTTATGAAGCTTTAACTCAAAATAATTGGTTTAACCCATCCAAACCAAGAGGAGAACCAGTAGATGCACAAAGAGCAGTTCAATTATGTCAAGATGTAGATAATCATGTGGAAAACCCAACACACATTCTAAAAATC